CTTTATTTCTTTTGTAATAAATGTGTATATAAAGTAAATGAAATATGCCATCGCCACGGCAGCGACCATTGGGAAACCATAATCTTGTAATATCGCTACAAAATCCATTAGTCTCTTCTTGCATCCTTTTTACCATCAGCACGAGCAATTCTTTCCTCATCTGGCGGTACATCTAAAGTATGTGAGATTAATAAATCAAGTTTGATTACATCATTATTAATATTTCTAACTCTATTATCTAATTGTGTGATTATGGCGTGCATAGTTTGTACTTGACCTATGACTGAACCTAGAATATATCTAAGAATAATATAGATGAACACCCCCATAGCAAATGAACCTGCTACGGGGAGTCCGAATTCTGCTAGAATAATTAAGAACTGTTCCACTTAGATTTCTTCCCATTCTTTTTTAAGTTTTAAATCTTCGTATTTTAACTTATTACGATTGGGTTTCTTCTTGTCAGGCACAAATTGTGTACGCCTTCTATCAGTTTGTAATAGAGCTTTCGCAACAGGATTGTTCTTTAACTTGTTCATAACACTATTTATGATTAATCTTTTTTAGGATTAAATTGCTCATCTAATTCGTCAAAGAAATGATTAGCAATAACTCCCTTATCAAATAAAACTGCCTTGTCCATAGGAAAAGGTAATTCTCTACAAGCAGGAGTAGCACCATATAAAGATATGATGTTCTTTTCTTTAGCACTAGTTGTATACCAAGCCTGTCTCATTTGATTTTTTTGAATAGACCAATTTCGTCTAAACTTATCTATTCTTTTTTTCCAGCACTCTACTGGATCTTCGCCCTCAAGAACACCAGTGTGTACAATTAATCGCAACTGTTTTACTGATTTTCCTTTTGATAAAAGTTTGTCATAATATTTTGCAACATTTATTAGAGCCTTAGAATGAAAGGCACTAGATACTATGTAGTAATATATTCCGTTGTTTTGAATATTATCTGTATAACCGCCTTTTATTAAAAATTGCTCAGCAGTTGTCTCATCAAATGCTACAAAACTTGTAGATAAATTATCACCGTGATATATGTCGGTTACAATTCTTTTCTTTTTTTCTTTTGAAAAGGTACCATTAACTATTTGTTCAACTCTTTCGTATATATCACCAAAGTTTCGTTTTAAATGATTGCTCATAATTGCCATATTGCAATAGTGCTTCACATCCATTAATGTAAGTGGACTTTCAGGTTCACTAGCACGATTACTCATAATAGCAAAAAAATGAAAATCATCCCAAGTTTCTGCTTCATAGCAATCAGCTATTATATTTGTTTTATTTTGTTTAATTAATTTACCATGTCTGGTTCTACCATTACATAGATATTCAACTCCATTTACCTCAATAACACTAGGTGGAACTTTAGATAAAAGATATCCTCTATCCATACTAGCCCAAACTTCGTCTTTATGCTGTCCCTCACTAAGGATTCTAGCAGTTTGTTCGTAGCCAGCAGTATCGGTTTTAGCGTCACCGACTGTTGGTAATTTTGTCTCAAAACTATCCATATCTCTTAGATATCTTCCTTTAAACTTTAGACCGCCGTATAGATCACTATACAATTCTGGATAGTTATCTGGGTCGATATATCTTAGGGATGAGTTTAGATGTAGTTCGTTGAATGTTAAGGTGTCAACAGGCACCATTTGTACTGTGGTCATTTAGTTCTCCTTCTCTTTCGAGTATGTGATTTTTACATCACGGTTAAATAAGAGTAGCAGTACATAGGCGTTAACCTAAACTACTCTTAAATTATTATTTATAAGGTGAGGGCGCCGTAGCGCCCTCGGTATCACAAAAACAGGTGGAGAGAATTACTCCTCTTCCGCTAATTTGCTGAAGTAGGACAGCGTCTCATCATCATCAACGGAATCGTTTGACGAAGAACCCGCTACTGCTTCTGGTGATACATCTGGCGTTTCTGATATGGAAGGTGGGGTAACCATATCTTCAACTGTGCCAGTACTTCTAGAACCTGTCAATACTTTATCAAGTTTGCTTTTCAGCTCATCATAAGACTTAAAGTTTGACGCCTCTAGAAATGGTTTTAACGGATATTGTTTAGTCCATATGCCTTCAATAGACTCATCATTATCCGCAATAGGTTTAGGTGAATCAAATTCTGACTTATCATAATTCCAGAATCCGTCTACCTTTCTAATTTTCAATTTAAAGTCTGCACCTTCCCAGAAATCAAATGGGTTGATAGGTTTCTCATCTTCAAATTGAGGTTGCATTTTATCAGTAATCTTATCAAATATCTTTTTACCGAATTTAAATAGTTTTACTTGACCTTCGTTCTCAGGATGTTTAGGGTCTGAAACAATAAGAACATTTGCATAGTAAGATAGTTTTCTTTTTCTCTTACGAGCAATCTCTTTATCTGCTTCAATGCCTGAATTCCAAAGGCGACTGTTTTCTTCACTAACTGGATCTTTTTGATTCATTGTAGTTAAAGAGTTCTCAATATACCAACCACCAGGGCCTTGAAATGCGTGTGACCACATTTTAACCCAAGGTAAATCTTCGTCTTTGACAGCAGGTAAAAATCTAAGAACGGCATAACCATTCCCAGTTTTATCTAGTTCTGGTTTCCAGAACCTGTCATCAACATAAGATTGTTTGGTGTTTGAGGATACACCACTAAGTTCTTTAGTGAGTGCGTCTAGATTTGATCTTGACCTTTTTAAGGCCGCTATACTTGTATTCATTGTATGTATTCTCCGTATTGTTGTATGTATTAATCTTATCCACTTTATTCATCATATAGTAGTATTTATAAGGACTTTACTTGTCCGCCATAAATAGTTTCGCCACCTTGAGTAACCGCAAAGGTTTCTACCATTGTGGCATTTTGATCGAGTTCGTTTAGTTCTCGACAAACTTTTATCAGTCCTTCTTTATCATCTGAAGTTAAGATAATTCTTCTATTTCTTTCACTTTCTAATGTGTACATAGTCCACTCTCCTTGTTAAATATGATTCTATTATAACACCTTTTTTAAGGTTTGTCAAATATTAATCCTATCTAATTCATCAAAAAATACCATTTCACCTTTCAACCAGAAATTGGCACCAATCATATATCTATCAGTATCAGAATCATTCTCTGTGCTACCGTGACTAATATAACCAGGAAATATAACTATGTCACCAGATACTAATGGTATTGTCCACATTGAACAGTTGTATCTATTAAAATTTGAATATTTAAAACCAAAACAATAGTCTTTCATAAAAGAATTCTTACCTTCAGGTGTCTCTAGTACCAAATCACCAGAATTGACTTTAGGGTAATAACATACAGAAAATATAGTATGTCTATGCTTATGAAAATCGTGGCTCTGGCCTTTTCTATTTACTGTAAACCAACTACTTTGTAATTCAAGTTCATTCTCACACATCATAATTTCATTTTTATATATTAATGCGTGAGTTGTTATTAGTTCTCTAATATCTTTAAATAAAGGATCATCAAGTAATATACCTTTATATTTAATAACTGTATTATGTTTTTCTTTTCTATCTTCTTGTAGTGCTAATAATTTATTTTTTTGTTCATCAGAAAATCTTGACCAAGTGTGATCAGTATTTTCTTTATAAACAGGTATACTCCAAAGGTCTATTATCATTCCTCGCCTTCATCTACATTAAAAGACCTATATGCCTCTGGTCTAACACCCTCAATTATACTTTTAATCATAACTTGTTTAGTTAGTGCTGTTGCACCATCTTCATTGTTAATCTTTTGAATTTTATCGAGTTTACTCTGCAACTCATAAACTTTTCTTGATAACTCTAGAGCATTATGCTCGTGAGTCCACATTGTATATCCGTCTCCACTACTCATTTATTTTCCTTTTTATTATCATTTTCATCTTTGTTAAATTGTATCTTAGAAATGGTTTATAGTTCATCATTAATTTATATTTCTTAGGCCAGATAACATTCTCTTTTATTTGTTTATTAAACTGTTTTGTATAACCTAAAATATCATTTAAGATAATCATAGTTTCTAATGTTATCTTAGAGGCAAGAAATAACTTGACCAATGGTGGGTGTTGGCCTTCTTTGACTTTGAATAGGTCGTCAAATTTGATTCCTTTCTCCTCAATGAATTCAAATAAAGTATCAATATCGCCTTGGAATACATAACTTAAACTCTCTATTCGTTTTCGCCATTTGTCATAATTTTCACTAGCAGTTTTTCCAATAACATCACCAATCCAAACATTATCACCATTAATGAATCCACTAACAAAATAATCAACGCAATCGTTATTGCTATAAGACCTCGACAGCTTGTGAAAAAAATATCTATCACGCCGTTTAGTAAATGTTTTGAGTCTCGCTGTTGTCTTACCATTGTGCTTAAAGTAGTCATACGATTCTGAAGTGAAGTGAAGTTTGACTGCAAGGTAGATTTTATAGACATCAAATCCATCCATTTTATAAAGGCAATCTGCCCATCCTTTCTTTCAATAATCTTAAATCCATAGCATTTACTTCTAGTTTTTCTTTTAATGATTTATTAATCATTTTACCCATACCTGTTGGGTCAATATCATTATCTTTACAATACATTAAGACTGCTTCCCAATGTGTAACCTTTTTATTTCTTACCGTATTCTCGATAAGAAGTGCAAATTTATTAGGTGTTATTATTGCCATTAAAG